AGCTAACCTCCCCACCCACGTACCGGGAAGTAAAACAATCGGGTCATCGTCATGCAGTTTATCCAGCATAGCGATGGGTAAGTATTTTGCAGCTCTGAGGCCTTGAATGGAAGGACGAACACCCTCGTAAAGTTCCTGATAAGGGTGATGAATCTTCGAGTAACCTCTTCCGACTCTAATTGCCATTTAACTTTCTCCTTAAATTTGATCTCTAGGATCAATTTGTTCTTGTTTATCAGTAATTACACTCTCCTCTTTTGTAGACTTGACTACAGGAGGTTTCTCCTCTGTCCGATCTTTTACAAAAACAGGAAGTCCCTTGGACTTGAAGCTATTTGCAAGCTCTGGCACTAGATCCTCAATGCTGTCTCTAAGGCTTTCAATACTCCTGCTAGCAACATTGATGACTGCATCGCTAAAGCTTTCGTTGTCTGTTATAGACTTAACTTGCGGCTTTTGCAACTGCATTTGCATCGTTACTAACTGGGAAGACAATTGCTTCTTGAATTCCTCATTAAGAACAGCATTCTGATCCATTAAACAGTTATACTCACTAACTTTAGTATCGTATAGCTGTTTAGCCTTTGCCAACTCCGCTTCAAGTTCTGCGGATTTAATTTGACTATCTGCTAAAGCAGTCTCTAAAACACTAGCTACCTTATCTTCCGAATCGGTAGGACTAGTGATTTCAGGATCACTCTTTGCTTCTACTTCAGTATCTTTAACTTTAGAATTATCACTCATAGGATTTTTTGCATCCTTCCTATTATCAGAATCTACCGATTCGTTTATTACTACATCGTCTTCACTATCTGGAAGACATTTGGTTTTTGAAAAACTTAGTGAGATAAGTCTATCAGCAAATTCTTTGATGGCATCATGCCTCAAAGATTCTCTGATATCAACATCTATCTCGTCTATTGTATCCTTATCGAAGTCACCTTCCAAGCTCCTAGCTAACAGGCTGTTCTTAAATGCACTCGAATCTAACGGACCATCTATCGCAGGTTCGTTTTGTTTACTGTTTAAATCGTACCCCTCAGGAACAGATATCCTGACGGAACGCTTGACATTGCTAGAGTTATAAGGTAACTCGTCTTTTTCTCCTGCAGATTTAATCAGTTCAGTCACCCTGCCCTCCGAATCTGCTAATGCTATTGAGCATATACCTCCCATAGTATCGGCAGTAACCACTTGGACCTTTTCCTCGTTGGATTCCGGAACTGACGAACTATCAAAATCAGCACTCAGTATCCCGGCCAATTCATTGGCGGGATGATTAACAAACGAGCATTCCAGATATTTCATATTTCCCGTGACAAGATAGGCTTTATACTTAACCCCATCTACTTGGTACACTTTTCCGGGTCTATGGTCACATATCTCTTCATCATCTTTGGCATCATGTAGCCAATCATACCCACAGATAGAACAATATGCCTTATCGCTGGTTTGCCCTGTAGAAACAGTTTTATATCGTCCGTCTAGTATCTTCTGTTGTGAATCTTTATCTGATATCACTCCGCTTATAACAATATATCCCGATCCAGGACTTGTCCCATGATCTGGATTTTTCCAATCATTATTAAACTTCTTGTCATCCCATAGTTGAACAAATTTCTGAGAATCTACTCTACCTATGGGTTCTGACTTTGCATCATGGTGTTTTAAGAACGGCTTATCATATCCGGAGGTACCGCCGTTTTCTTTAGAAACCCAGCTAGATGCTCCGGCTCTCACTCCACGACCAGGGTAAACCCTGTTGTTTAGCAGGTATCCTGCATGTGTAGCTCGTATAGTGACTCTAAAATTGGGAGAATTATCAGCTATATAAAAATCTTCTAACAGATTATTAGCATCCGAGAATATATTGGATCTTTCTGGCATACAAAAAAGATCGGTGAATCGGACTTCCCTATCCATTTTCTTCCTCAATCTCTTCACTATCTAATTCTATTATGGTGTTATTTAAAACAGTTCCAGAAACATCTCGCTTGCTTACCTCGCTTATAGATTTTATAATTACGTTGTTATCCTCATTTCCAGAATCATCTGTACTCGAGGTAGTAATCTTTATTTTATCTATTCCTGCTTTTTGTAATGTCAACATGTACCCATACTTATGAGCAAAATCAGTATTCTGAGTAACAATCATATTCAGCTCTGCTCCTAGAACATCAAAAACACTTGTGATTCTAGCTGCATCTATCTCTATTCTTGCGTCATTATCTAAATCTATCTTTAACATTATCATAGCTTTACGGTTGAGCTTTATCAACGGGATACGTATGTGCTTAGACAAGAAGACAGCTATCTCGTCTTTAGTAACCAGCTTATTCCTGCCCATATCCTCTCTGGCTTTCTTCGAACCACGCTCAATCTCGGGCAAAAGGTACCTTTTAGCATCTAATATCATTGCTTCTGTCTTTACAACCAGTGTCTTCTTTATATCATTAGCTTTTGTTACTTTATGTAATTTGTTATTATAACTTACTAAATTACATATATCTTCGCACATTTCTGCCCATGAGTACCTGAATTGGTCGAATAGCTCTTTAGTAGTACTGCTGTTCTGTGCTACTGATTTCTTGGTTGAAGCTACTCCGTATTGATTAGATGGTTGTGATTTATTCGCCACAGACCTAGCAGAAGCCTTAGCTTCTTTTGTATAAGGCTCATCTACGGCACCTATAAGAGCCTCTGGTTTGGTATATAGCTCAAAATAGGTGCTCTTTCTTTCTTCTTGGCTATATGCTTCCTTGCTCAGGTAATCTGATCTTAACTCATCCTCTGTTATCGCATTTTGTATAAATAATTGTAATCCATGGTTTTGGTTAGCCCGCATTTCTTCCCGGTCTATATCCGGAAATTTGAGGGTAACTTTGTTCTCTGGCAGTAGGTCAAACCCACCCTCTAGCAATAGTATATCTATTACTTTTGCTGTAAATAGCTCAGAAAATACATTTTGTATTTCTGAACATGCATCTACTAGATTCTTAGTGACTGTTTGAGCAGTCGCCCTATTCGCAGTATCTCCTCTACCCAGATCAATACCAGACAATCTTAGACCACCAAGAACCCTGCTCTCAAAATGAGTTAGATATGGCACCAAGTCTAATACTTGACCTTCAGTACCAAGCATATTTATTTCGACTCTCTCGGTAGTAACAAGTCCACCCTCTGGCGGTAATGCATCTATCTGGCTTCCTATTGTGTCTACTTCAGAGAACACCTGTCCATCCGGTGATGTTATATATCCTGCTGGCTTTTCCTTTGATCCTACTTTTGCATGGAACAGAGGGAATGTATGCTTATGAGTAACTAGCTCTGCTAGTTCTTCAAGTCGTCTAAGCGCTCGTATATCTTCCAATACAGGTACTATATACGGTGTACCAAAAGTAAACCCTGATTTTCTGTCTAGAGTGAAGTGGACTACATCTGAGGCCCTAAACTTTCTAGGCTTATTGGAGTCCCAGAGTTTCTGTCTCCACTGCACCGGTCTGCCAAACTCATTCTTCTTTACTGACATACTTGTAGGATCTGCTGGATAGAGCCCCGATATAGGCTGCATAGTTTTACCAAACATGCGCAACGGTGCACCACTAGATCTTAGAGGATCTCTTTTTAATACCAGCATGGCGTTGCCATAAGCAACTAGGTTAGTTAATAGCTCTCTGACTATAGATGATATCGGCTCGCCGGTTATAAGCTCTATCTCAGACAATCGTTTCTTAACGTACTTAATAGCATCATTATCTTTGCCATGTAAATACCAGCCCTCTTTCATTACAAGTTCTCGATGCCTTCTTATAGAAGCGGCAAAGTAGGATTCGACATCCATCGTTTTGCCGATTTCTCCAAGGTTGTACATCGGAGTTATAAAGCCAGAGGATCCTCCTAGACTCGGGTAACCTCTTGCTGTTAAGCTCGTTTTATAGTATAGAGTTGAAACAGCCTGTCTGGGAGATCCCTTTATACTAGAATTCACAGTAGAACTCTTAGGGCTTTGAACAAGCTTGAGGTCTTCTTGCTCAGGCTTAGCCGTAGAAAATAGTGATGCTACTCTACTCAGAAGACCCATCAGTTTCCTTTAACATATTCCTGATTTGATTATCACTAATTTCAATCTTACAAGTCCTAAGGATATTTCTAATAACTTCTTCTGATGTCTCTGGCTGATTGATCTTATCTATAGCCGGCAATTCTAATGTGCTATCTAGATCAAAAAAGCTAGACCTCTTCTTTATTCTTATCGGTTTGCTATCAGAAAAATACCTTTCCCGTAAATCATCAGGAATATCAATTGTATACTGATTAGATGGTATATTTAAACCACTTACGGTATTATCTAATATTTCTTCTGCCACGTCATCGGATACATGATAACATTCATCCAAAGACTGCTCTATTATCGCAGACAACATGAGGTCTATATCATTCAGTAGTCTGACTTGCCATTTACTTTGAAGGGTATTTTCATGTTCTTGCATCTCTGTCTCTAGCTCTTTCTCTTCCGAACTAATGTTAACACCCAATTCTTTAAGAAAGTCTTCAGAGTTGCTGAGTGCAGAGTCTAACATAACAAGAAACATTCTACATTTTACGTATAAATCCTCTGTCATAGCATCATTTGCGTTAATTATAAGCTTATTATACACTTTTCTTATCATCCTGCTAACTACTCCCTGTAGATAGCTAGTTTGCATAGATTCAAAATTAGGAGAGGTTATTCTGCTAATAAGTCTGCCGGCAAATGTCTTGGCAAAGTTAACTGTCATCGTCATTCCAGCTGCCTTATTTAGACATTTCAGCAGAATAAATGTCTTTTTATCAAAAGCCCTACTTATAGTGAGAATTCTCAATAAACAGCATATCTGAGCCTTTGTAGTTCTATATGCGCTCACCTGAGCTACATTATTCAGCACTACTCTATTCCTAGCAGTAGTAGTCCTTAGATACCGTTCCATAGAAGATGCCTCATGTAGCCCTAAATGCTCTTTAAACTTATTTAAGAACTGATTTCTTCTATAATCATCGACATAATCCTCTGAGCCACTATCTTCCTCACCTAGACTACTGTTCACTCGAATAAATTCAGAGCTAGAATATACAGGATAATACTTATATGTGTCTATGGATTGATTTCTTGTTCTACGTAATATTAAATAGCTTACCCATGGATCATACTTTGGATCTGTAGATGTATATATATACTTAATTGCATAGTTGAGTATTATTTTATAATCATTTTCAGATATCTTAGCTAAAGCCAATCTATCTATCCTAGAATAGGTAACGTCTTCTCCGAATGTATTTACAGAAGTTACTTCTTCATCGCCAAGTGAATCAAATAAAAGTTCTATCGCTGCAGCAAATGCAGCAGATATAACTAGCTGCATAGCTCCTGCTGCTAATCCCGCAGGATTCTCTGGAGCTATTTTCATAGTAGTAGGTATAGTAAAAATATCTTGATATTTAGAAATCGCATAGTTTAGCAACCATATGGAATCAAACAGCAGTAGATCTTCACTAGATACCCCGGTTATTATCCTTGTTTTCATATTACGAACTGCTGCGGAATCAAAATCAGGGCTACCTGTGACAGTCTCTGTTACACTTAAAGTATATTTTAGCTGTACCTCTTCATACTTCCTGATAGCGGTCAAAAATAATGAGTGGCTTATTCTTTCTCCGTTAGGCTCAGTAGTATCCTTTCGCATAACAGCAGATCGGACCTCTTGGAGTGATTCATCTACTGGAATATGAGTCGCCCTACATTTTTCTTCTATCAATGGCAATAGAGCATTAGCTGCTTCTATGTTCTCTTTGATATCATCGAATAGTTCTTTAGCAAGACTATCATTCGAATCATCTATATTGGTATTCTCTAATGTCCTGGGGGATGGCTTATCATCTGTTAGATGACGCCCCCTCTCAAATGGCGCTGGTTTCTTAGAGAATAGTCCCATTAGATATTGCTCCTACCAGTTCCTCTATTCCTAGGAGTATTATTATAGTACCCTGTTCTCTTTTGTACAGGATTTCCTCTTGTCCTAGAAGTAGTTTGTCTCCTGGCGATATAGACTCCTATATCATCTCCAGCAATTGACTTTTGGCTATCATCTTCATCGGATCTTTTTTGTGGCTTAAGATCTGCTTGGGTTTTTTTTGCAAACTTCTTTGCATCATCAAGAGATATCTCTTTTTCGAGAGCTTGTAATTCCGGGAATGATGAGCCCTCGTCATTATCACTACTAAAGCCTAGCGAATACGCCACATCCATGACATACTCAATTTTTTGAATATCACTAAATTCTAATATGTGTCCCATGATAGCAAGCATCCACGCTGTCAATGTATGCTCATAGTCTTGAGAATAAGTGGGTACACCACTGGGGCTATACTTAACTATCTTAAAGGCCCTCATTTGCTGAACAATACCTATGTTCGCAAATGGTATCTCACTAGGAACTATTCTTGTAGATGTATCTTCGTCTGCAGGCATTAGTACTTGCTTCATCTCCATTGTCCTGCATGAAGCATCAACCATGAATTGTTTTACTGGTTTTTTAATGGGCATACCACTGACAGGATCCGTTATCTCTATATTGGAGTTCATAGTTATCGGTTTAACTCGCTCCTTATAGTTAGTATGTTCTCCGGGGTAATCCATATCATACTTCCACATCATCTCGACTTGGACATGTCCATATCCAGCATCTACATAAATATATGCAGTCTGATTACCCCAGACTTTATCTAATTCCATTATCTTTTTAATAGCTTCTATCTGCTGAAATTCCTGTGTTCTTATTATATGCTTATCTACTGTTTTATAAATAATTCTGCCATCTAGATTCATGGCTTCGGTGACAATGATATGTGTCCCCGTTGTTTTTCCCCAATCAACTCCAATAACGTACTTGGATTCTGCGTGTGGGATACAATCTTCATAAGTGTAGTCAGACAGGCATGCGTTAACGTCCTCGCTTCTAAATACACCCTCAGCTTCATCACCAAACTCAGCGAGAAACTCTCGCTCATATCCAGTCTTTGAATAGTTCTGTTTAAACATATGATCTACTTTTGGAGTCCAACTAGGGGATTCCGCAGATATGAACCAAAATTCCTTGAACCCCTGAGTCTTATCACAGCACCAGTTATATAGTTTCTTACGTATTCCCGTAGGAGTAGATGATACTATTAACTGGCAAGTTGGATGCGAAGCCATGATAGCCATGATCACTTCGATATCACTATCATTGATATAGTCGACTTCGTCTAGTATGATCAAGTCCGCATCCTGTCCACGAACTTTATCAGACTTAGCACCCGAGTGTGCTCCAGAAGACCAACCTCTTGCTACTCCGCCAGAAGAGAACTCTATCATTTGCGGATTGAGAACATTTCTCTTGATCATACCTGGCATATTCAGTGTAGAAGACCGACCTATAAAGTCGCGCATAGTATCAAATATCTTTGCGACCTGTGGTTGGTATGGAGCTAGGATCAACACTTCAAATTGTCTATCTGTAACACCTCCGTTTGTAAACAAATTCCATAGAGCAAGGACACTCATTGCCTCAGTCTTACCTACCCTAC